AACAAAAACATGGAATTTCAATCATGGGAAATTGCCCACTTTAGATTATTGGGTGATGACAGAAAACTCCCATATGGAACCTCCATGCTGGAAAAAGCCAGACGTATTTGGAAACAATTATTGTTATCGGAAGATGCGATGTTGATTTACCGTACTTCAAGAGCACCTGAGAGAAGAATATTCAAAGTGTTTGTTGGAAATATGAACGATGAGGATGTTGAAGCATACGTACAACGTGTTGCCAACAAGTTCAAAAGAGATCAGGTTTTGGATCAGAAAACAGGTAACGTGGACATGAGATTTAACCAAATGGCGGTGGATCAAGATTACTTTGTTCCTGTAAGAGATCCGGCAGCACCCTCTCCGATTGACACACTGCCCGGTGCTCAGAATTTGGCCGAGATTGCCGATATTGAGTACATTCAAAAGAAACTGTTAACCGCATTACGTGTTCCTAAAGCATTTTTAGGATTCGAAGAAGTCGTGGGAGATGGTAAGAACTTGTCATTACAGGATATACGATTTGCTCGTACAATTAACAGAATCCAAAAGAGTATGTTGCAAGAGCTGAACAAGATTGCAATCATACATTTATTCTTGAATGGATTTGAAGAGGAGATTGCAAATTTTACTTTGGGTCTCACAAACCCTTCAACTCAAGCAGATCTATTGAAGATTGATGTTTGGAAAGAGAAAGTCTTACTTTATAAGGACGCAGTTTCAGATCCAGGCAATGGAATTCAACCTGTGTCGTCTACATGGGCAAAGAAACATATTCTTGGAATGTCTGACGAAGAAATTAAGTTGGATCTACAACAACAAAGAATAGAAAAGGCGGTAGGTGAGGAACTGAAAAATACTCCAGCAGTTATTCAAAAAACTGGTATTTTCGATAATATCGACAAACTTTACGGTTCTGCGACAGGATCTACAGCAACTGTAGGTGCGACACCAAGTGGAGAAGTATCAGAACCAGCATTGGGTGCATTACCCGCCGAAACAGGAGGAGCATTACCTGATGAAGAGGTTGCACCTGAAGCTGCAGCAGCACCTGAAGGGGAAGCAGCAACGGTTCCCGAATCTCGTTTCGATAATATGAATATTTTATTGGACTCTGATATGATTAAGGGTAGATTAGTGCTAGATTTAAGTCAGGGTCAACAATATTTGGGAGAAATTGAAAAAGAGTTAGACAACTTACTAAACTCCTAATATTTATAAAAAAATATTGTTCCATGACCTTCGGAGAAGTAAAATCCATAATTGAAGAAAGTTTGATTGAATCTTATAAAGATTCGAAAAATTTCAAAGGTGTGATGAAAGAATTTCACACAAATATCTTGACTAACAAATCACTGTCAAAATTATATTCACTATATGATGATCTAAGTTCGGAAAAATCATTATCTGAAAAAGATGCTAAAGAATACTTGGAAGAGGGTATATCTTTGATCAGAACAATATTAGAAAATGCTAGGTTGCCAAAGTTCAGTTCGAAAAAAATTGAAAACAAATATAAAGATCTCGACACTTTAGTTTACACTAAGAATTTGAATATTTCAGAGAGAGTTTCTGCAAAAAATAATTTGATTTCGAATTTAACTAAGTCTCCGAATACATTAAGAGAGTCTATCAATTTACCATTAACTTCGATGGTTTCAGTTGCAAATCAAACACTGAAAAGTTATATCGAAACTATGGATGAAACCACAAAAAAAGATTTCTTCAAGATCATAAAGTCTGATCAAAACGATTTGGAAAAAGAATTCACAACTATCAAAGAAAGTGCAATTAACAAACTGCAAACTATTTTGGAAGGTGAAAATGAGTTTGAATTGAAAACAAAAATTTCTGAAACTATTGATAGATTGAAGAACGAAGAGTTCAATCAAATGAATTTTGTGAGAATTAGCTCTTTGGAAAAATCTATTTAGTTACCTATCTTTTGTTGGGTATAAATTGCTTTGAGCTTTTGAGTTCTCTTTTTTACTGAAGGTTTAACATATTCTTTTCTCTCAAAAAGTTGTTTTTGTTGTTTTGTCTTCATTACTTTGGATTTCAAAGTTTTAAGAGCTTTTTCAATATTTTCGTTTTTACCGATTTCAATTACTAACATAATAACATATATTTCGAAAAGTCAATTTTGACAATTATATCCTTTTTTCATAATATTTTAAAAACAAATAAACTATTGTATATGAAACAAAATGAAAAAAGGAAAAACCTCAAAAATAAATAACTTCGAATCACTCAAAGTAAATTATGGGACTGTAGATTCCAAAAATTTTAAATCAATTTACATAAACATTCAATCGTGGGTCAACCCAAAAATAATTACAGAGAATTGGAATAGAATTGTATGTAATTTCAGTCGCGAAATCAAACACACAATATACTATCAGTTAGACAAACAAATATTCGAAGACAAATCGATTGTCGATTTAGATCTCAGAACCTCAGGAATTGTCTTCGGAAAAAAATCCTTCCTTAACTTAGAGATCAATCTTTTTACATCCCAAGAAATAGATTTCAAATCAAACGTTATACGTGATTCAATAAAAAAATTAGTATCGGCAATAAATTCCGAAAATTTTAGAAAAAACAATTATTTCGATTTTACACTTACTAAAAACGGAAATCTCACAAAATCAAAGTCGGAAGTATATTTATAGAAAAAGTTTTAATGAAACAATGTAAAATACTCGGTCCACACGAAATAGGTAAAGGTATCCTCATTGAAGAGGATGCAGGATATTTATCACCTCTTGATAAATTGAATGAATCAATTTTGAAAGAGGCTCAAGAAAGAGATTACAAAAAACCTTTTGAGTTTTATGCCGTTTTACAAAAGTTCAATACTGCAAATAGAAATGGTAGATTCTATCCTGAAAATATCTTAAAAAGAGAGGCTGAAAAATATAGAAAGACAATTCAAAAAGGGTTGTCAACATCAGAACTAAATCACCCTGAATCATCACTGATAGATTTGGATAGGGTTTCTCACTTGATCACCGATATTTGGTGGGAAGGAAATGTTCTTATGGGTAAATTGAAGTTATTAACATCACCTGGTTTTCATGAAAGTGGTATTGTGTCAACAAAAGGTGATATCGCAGCAAACCTAATGAGACAAGGGGTAACTATGGGAGTATCTTCAAGAGGTGTAGGATCACTCAAGAAAATTGGTGAAAGAAATGAAGTACAAGATGATTTCGAATTAATTTGTTTTGATTTAGTTTCTTCACCTTCAACACCAGGTGCGTACCTTTTCCCAAATGCTGAGGACAGAATGAAATATGAGGAAAACTTGGAAGAAGAAAAAATTGTTGGGTTAAGTTCGGCTGGAAACAAGTCTATTGATTTAATGAAAAAACTTACCGATTATTTGGGAAGATAATTAAAAACTATGGACGAAAAATTTTTTGTATCAAAAATTACTTATGATCTTCCTGATGAAAACACAGGTAAAATCAAAAAAATTAAAGAAGAAAAACTCGTTAAAGGATTTTCAGTAACTGATGTTGAAGCAAAAGTTACCAAACGATATGAGGGGTTCTCTAATGATTGGAGAATAACTTCTGTATCAGAAAGTAAGATTGACGAAGTAATTGATTAAAAGTGGTTTTATACCACTTTTTTTATTTTGAGGATATTTATAAAATAAAAAATTATGAATATCCTACTTAGTACTCCATCAAGTGGAAGATTGATACAGGGCGGAACCATCCAAGATGGAATTACACTTGCCAATTCATTAGGACTTACTGAATATAATGTCGCTGCTTACAATTCGGCATCTGTTGTTGTAAATGATAACACAGGTGGTGGGTTTAACATTAACCTTAATGACGGAGGAACTACTGAGAGATTTCTAGTTTTTGATACTACTTCATCTAACGTTTTGTCCTGGATCACGACAAACTATCCAACAGCTACTTTGGTTTCACTCGGAAAAACATCAATAATATTAGCCACAGCCTAAATTTTTTCGATTTAGATACTATTTATAAGTTAAAATAATAACAATTTATTATGCAAGAAAATAAATCAATTGTTGAAGAGGCGTTGATTCAAATGAAAAATGTTGAACAAGCAATCGCCGAAAATGCAAAAGGAATACTTCGTTCTACAATGAAAGAAGAAATCGGACAACTGGTAAAAGAATCTCTCTCAGAACAAGATGATGAGGAAGAGGTTGACTTAGATTCAGAAATAGATACAGACGTAGAAGTTTCACCTGAAGAAGATGAAATGGAAATGGATGTTGATAACGAAGAAGGTATGGATATGGACATTGATATGGACATGGACATGGATTCTGAAAGTCCTATCGACTTAACAGGCGCATCGGACGAAGAAATTCTTAAAATTTTTAAAGCAATGGGCGAAGAAGATGGAATCATCGTGAAAAAAGACGGTGATGATATTCATATCACTGATAACAATCAGGATGCAGAATATCTTGTTAAGTTAGGAGAATCATTAGAAGAGGACATGGATATGGCATCTTTTGATGAAACTCTCGATGAAGAGGGTAATCCTATGGACATGGGATCTGACGAAACCTCAGACATGGACGACGAGAAAATCGACATGATCGTTAGCAAACTTTTTGACGGTGATCATTCTCTTGAAGAAGAGGAAGATGACGAAGAAGAAGTTGACGAAATCGTTTATGAAATCAGTCTCGATGAAGATGATGATATCGAGGAAATGGAAGAGGGAGCTGAAGTTGATGAGTTGGACGAACAGGACGACATAGATCCTGAAATGGCTATGGAAATGGAAGAGGGCATGGACTCAGATATGGAAGAGGAAATGCACGAAGACATGGAAGAAGACATGGATGGTTTAGAAGAATCTTACGATCACAAAAAGGTCGGAGTAAAAGAGGCTAAGATGACCGTAAAACCAGTAGGTAAGGGCATCGGAAAACCTAACTTCAAATATGATGGTGAGACTGAATACAAGTCACCTAAAAAAATGAAGCAAGGAACAAAAGGCGTTGGTATGGGTAAACCTAAGTTTGAATACAAAGAAGGTGAAAATACTGATGGTAAGACTAAAGTTGTTAAAGC